GGGCTTGATTTCCCTCAAGTTAGGGGGGGATTTGCACCCCACAGCGTCCATGTGTCTTATGAACGGCGACACCTCGTCGCATCTCCGTAACGACAAATATTAGGGTTTTTATTATTAACCTAACAGCGTCTAGAGATCAGAAAGAATCGTTTCGATTTAAGTGGAACGAAAAACACTATGCATTAACGTATGCACCACGTTGGTCGGAAGTTTGATTTAAGTGAACTTCTAAGCACTAGATGTTATTGTACATCCCACAACAAGCATAACATTTACACACTAAGCGAATTGCAGGTTAGTATTTTGCAATTTAGTAGTTTGTTTTGCCTTACCCTTCGCGCCGCGTCTACACTAGCAGCAATAGCTACAGCAGACATGGCCAGATTAGCAACCGTGCGCGTGTTATCTTTATGCGAAATAGGCGATGGTTCACCTTCAACTGTTAACTCTTTTGACAGCGATATTATACGCTCACGAGAAAAAGATCCATACTCCACCCCCACAGACGAAGGTCTCTTCGAAAGTGTTTCCGTGCGAATCAGTGTGGGAGAGTCCGAGTCGGCATTAATTATGGTAATTTCCTCGCCACCAGCCCTCATGGCTATAAGCGGCTGCCCCTCTGCTCTCGCTACTGATAAATAATCATTTGGCACAATTTCGTTCCTTCCGTGAGATGAAAGGTCTTTATCTATATTGGCTGTAATAACTAATGCTGGGCTAGTGGCAATTAAGGCCGGCAACCCAGAAAAAGCTAAATTAGCTCTCGAGCACATAGCTGCTCGCGCACTATCAGTTAACACATCATCCGGAGAACGACGAGTACTTAAGTCACCATCGATAGATACATTATCTCGTACTCCTTCACAAAGTCAAATGGAAGAAGAGGCCGCCAAAGCGTAAGACGCTACATCGGCGGTCGTCGAGGATTTTTCCGTTTGTTTCGTATCTAGTTGCTCCTTACGTAACTCCTTGTCCTTAGCATAAGCTTCTTGCACACACGGGTATTGAGCCCCAGAGTAAGAAGCGTAAATGGCTACGAAATGAACAGTACCCGCCACACTAAACATTAACTGAAAGTCACGAAGCATATCAACGTATGCTTTCGCGGCTTTCATGTCAGTATTTTCGGGATAGAACACTTTCGACAAATCGCAATCTACAATATCTTGTAAACTGCAAGTTTGTACATTGGGTAAGCCACACGCCTCTGGTTCGAAGACTCTTACCCAGGCCTAACAAATCTGCGGTGTCTTTATTCGCTACGGAACTTGCAGAAAGCGAAGCGAGATAAACTGACTTGTTCAAAATTTTACCAAAATATGCCGGTTCATAGTCCAAGTACTGATCAAAGATCTGCCTCAGTCGAACAACGGCAGCAGCCGCTAACGTTTCATCGCCTTCGTCCACTGCCTTAACAGCACCAACAAAAGCGTTCTGGTCCGCGACTACCTGCATCTCAGCGTCGGTAAGTCCACGCCTTGACTGCCATAAACGATATGAAAAGTCGTAATTTACCAAGTACGTTCTAAAGTTCCGACGGTTCGGCAAAAACTCATTACGAGTCTTTAAACGCGTCACATTAAGAGCCCCACGAGCCCTCAATCTATAACGGATCCGACTAAACATACGCGCCAGAATACTCGCGGTACCTCCGCCCGGTCGCCCGTGCCGACGTGCCGCAAACGCTGCAAATTTGTTACTACTAAAAATGAAAAAACTAACGATGCACACAGAAAGAAGTGCGAATATACTAGCTATCACCCAAGCAATCCCGTGTCCGTCTACTTCCACAGTAGCCTTACACGGAACTACCGTAAGCTGCTCTTGTTCATCACTATCAAGTACACACGGCACGGCTTCCCGCTCCGCCTGTGTTGACGTAGTTTCCACAACAAGAGTCTGAGGCAGTAAATTCGCACTCGCTTTCATAGTCGAAGTTTCAATTGCATCCATATCTATCCCTTGCACAGAGGGATTATGACTATCTTGTCCCGGTAGCATGAGCAACCGTGCAGCTGCAATAATACGATTATCAATCGCATTGATAGCATCATGCACGCTCTCACCCCATCCCAGGACAATTGATTGCTATGAGCCGGTCCACTTCAATCCAAGCGTTAGCTCGAATTTGTCCTGCGTAAATACATGCGATTTCAGGAATTCATCATCCTCCAGCAAATCAGCTAACTCCGAAAGTTGATGTGCCACATTAAGAGCGCTATCTTCTCCCCCCGTGCTGGATTCGCCATCTTTAATGCCAAGTCTTTTCGACCTCCCTTCACCTCGCACACTTTGCAATGCAATAATAATGTTACTCATTATGCGCCGCAGGTGTTCACTCATGCTAACAAATAACATGTCACCAGCCGGCATGGGACCACCGAAACGCACGGTCCTACTGTAGAAGCCTTGTTTCCCAAACTCATTGATTTGCGTCAATATAGTCGCGGAATGCTCAACTACACTAAGTCGCACTTCACGCCAGTTTTTAACCAGCGATAACAACGTTTCATACGATCCAAATTTATTTTTTGCCGCAGCTTTGGCATGTTCCGCGGTCCAATGCTCATATCTTGGATCAACCATACTTCTAGACACAACAGACGGTAAAGAAATTACAATACGCGGAGGAAAAACACTTGAGGTCTGGCGACGACTTTCGTCTAGCGAGGTGTCAACGCTGATCTCTGGAATCTTTCCACACAAAAACAAAACACGACAAACACACACAAAGTCAGTTTAGTACTGTTCTCGCAAAACTGAAAAATCCGATCCTGTTTTTAACAACAATACATCACCCGCGGATTATTGCCGAAGTATGATGCTGAGCCACCCTCCTGTGATGGACTCGCAAAGTTGCAAAAACTGATAAAATCACTCAATTGTTTAAACAACGGCTGAGAATAATTTTAC